CTGTCGTACCGTGATCTCCTCCTCCACGACGTGTTCAACTCCCAGCGGATCATCCGCCCCGGAGGCGTGGAGCTCCGCTCCCTGACCGGGGCCGGAGGTCTACCGGGCGGCCGGAACAAGATCTCTCGGGATTTCCTGGACGTCACGGACGCGGAGTACCTGTTCATGATCGACACGGATATGGGATTCGCGCCGGACACGGTGGACAGACTGATCTCCGTCTGTGACGCGGAGCGGCCCGTGGTCGGCGCGCTCTGCTTCGCGTGCCTCCGGCACCCTCCGGCGGACTCCCAGGGCGCTCTCTACGCGGAGCGCTTCACGATCCAGCCCACCCTCTACCACTACGTGGAACAGCCGGACTCGATCGGCTTCCTACCCTTCGAGGACTACCCGCGCGGGGAACTGGTCCCGGTCTCCGGTACCGGCGCGGCGGCCATGATGATCCACCGCTCCGCGCTGGAGCTGGTCCGGTCGAAGTTCAGGGACGCCTGGTTCGATCCGATCACCCATCCCACGGCCCTGAAGGGCGGCCCCCGGACCTTCTCCGAAGATCTTTCCTTCTGCCTCCGCGTCCAGGCCGTGGACCTCCCCCTGTACGTGGACACGTCTGTGAAGACCACCCACCACAAGGGAGCGATCTTCCTTGACGAAGAGACCTTCGACCTGTCGCGCATGGCGCGGGAGCTGGCGAAGGGGGCCTGATCATGGCGCTGGGGGATTCGTACATCACGAAGGACGAACTGAAGGTCTTCCTGGGGATCGAGCTCACGGACACCCAGGATGACGCGCGCCTGGACTTCGCCAGGGCCACGGCCTCCCGTGGCATTGACGTGGTCTGTCGTCGCCAGTTCAACCTCACGTCAACGGCCTCCGCGCGCCTGTTCTACCCGGACACCTGTGATCTTGTGGAGGTCCACGACTTCTACACCATCACGGGCCTGATCATCGAACACGACACGTCCGGCTCCGGCGCGGACTGGTCCGCCTGGTCCACGACGGACTACCAACTGGAGCCCCTGAACGGCATCGTGGACGGCCTGGAGGGCTTCCCCTGGTGGAGGGTCCGGGCCGTGGCCGCGAAGGGCTTCAGCGCCACCAGGGCCGCGAACGTGCGGGTTACCGCGAAGTGGGGATGGGCGGCCGTCCCAGGCCCGGTCAAGTCCGCCGCCTTCACCGTGGCGGAGGAGATTTACAAGATCCGGGAGGCCCCGTTCGGCGTGGCTGGCTTCGGCCAGTGGGGATCTATTCGCGTCCGGGAAAACCCCCTGGCCATGGGCTGGATCGCCCCGTACCGGCGGAAGGTGGTCCTGACCGCATGAGCATGATCATTGACGTCATGTCCGGGATCGCCACGGCGCTACGGACTGTCTCCGGGCTCCGCGTCGAAGAGTCCTTCGAGGGGGACATAAACCCACCTGTGGCTGTGGTGGGCATCCCGACCGTGACCACCTACCACTCCAGCATGGCGCGCGGCCACTTCGAGCTGGAGCCCACGATCACCGTGTTCACGTCCCAGGTGGTGAACCGCGTCGGCCAGGAGAAGCTGGCCGCCTACGCGGACCCCTCCGGCGCGACGTCGATCCGCGCCGCGATCGAGGCGGACAAGACCCTGGGCGGGAAGGTCTCGGATGCCCATGTGATCGGCTTCCGTCCCCTGGACCTGGAGGAGTACTCCGCCTTCGGGTACTTCGGGGGGATCTTCACCATGTACGTGATCACTAGGGGTGACTCATGAAGTACACCGTTACCGGCCCCTTCCCCGTGGCGGACGTCGCTCCGGGCGGGACCGTGGACCTGGACCCGGAGGAGGTGAACGTGGACGCGCTCCTGGCCGCCGGACACGTCGCCCTTCCGGCCGCGAAGAAGGCCCCGAAGGGTGGTGATCAGTGATGGCCGCCTTCTCCATGACCGATTGCGGGATCTACGTGGACGGCGTGGACCTGACCGGGGTCTCGAACAACGTGACCTTGAACGCGGAGGGCGAAGACCTGGACGTGACCACCTTCGCCTCCGGCGGGTGGAGGGAGCGCATGGGGGGCCTGAAGACCGTCAACGCGGACGTGGCTGGCTTCCATGACGCGAACACCGTAGACGCGGACACGTTCAACGCCCTGGGCGGGACGGCGCGGCCCCACTCGATCGGGCCCACGCGGACGGAGGGGGACCCCGTGTACCTCTTCCGCGCGGGAGAGTTCAACTATGAGCAGTTCGGGGAGGTCGGCGCGGCCACCCCGTTCTCCTTCAGCTCCATGGGGACCAACGGGGAGGGCCTGATCCGGGGCGTCCGCCTGAAGTCGAAGGGCAACGTCAACGCGACCGGGGCCACGGGGACCGGGGTCCAGATCGTGGGGGGCGTCCCCTCCGGCCAGTATCTGTACGGGATCTTCCACGTGTTCAGCGCGGGGACCACGATCACGGGAGTGATCGAGTCCGACGATGCGAACACCTTCGCGTCCGCCACCACAAGGATCACGTTCGGACCGGTCACCGTGGCCGGAGGCACCTGGGGCGTTCGCGTCGCCGGAGCCATCGCGGATGACTGGTACAGACTCCGGATCACGGCCGTGACCGGTACATTCTCGATCGCCTCCGCCGTGGGCATCGGAGCATAGGGAGATCACTATGGCGGCATTCTCATTCACAGACGCGGTCCTGGTGGTCAACTCCGTGACCCTGACCACCCTGGTTCGCTCCGTCACGCTGAACGTGGAGGCGGAAGACCTGGAGACCACGACCATGGGCGGCGGCGGGTACCGCTCCCGGATCGGTGGCCTGAAGTCCGGCACGCTCGAAGTCGAGTTCCTGAACGACTTCGCGGCCAGCCAGACGGACGCCACCCTCTGGCCGATCTTCGGCACGGTCGTGACCTTCTCCCTGAAGCCCACCAGCGCGGCCGTGTCCGCCACGAACCCCCTCTACTCCGGCTCCGTCCTGGTGACCCAGGTCGGTCCGCTGGACGGAGAGGTGGGGGCCCTGGCGGTCCGCTCCGTGAGCTGGCCGACGTCCGGCACCGTGACCCGAGCAACGGTCTAGCCATGGCGGCCGTGATCGGGGACTCCGATATCCCGGAGCTCCGTCGTCAACTCCGCGCCCTGGACAGGCCAGACCTGATCAAGCGCATGACGAAGGAGATCCGGGCGGAGGCGAAGCCTGCCCTGATCGCGGTCCGGCGCGCGGCCCTGGCCTCCCCTTCCATGGGGGAGAGCCGGAGGCGTGGCCGCCCTTCGCTCCGGCGGGAGCTCTCCAGGGCCACGGTCATGAAGATCAAGACGAACCACGCGGCCACGGTCGTGATCAAGACGGATCCGAAGAAGATCCGGGACCCGGACATGAAGGGCCTTCCGCCCTACATAGAAGGGTCTGGGGGTTTCCGTGGGACCCAGGTCGGAGTCCTCCGGCACCCCGTGTTCGGCAACACAGACGTATGGGTCCGGCAAGATCGGATGCCGTACTTCTACCAGACCATGTCCAGGTACCAGTACGGCGTCCGTGCTGGGATTGATCGCGTAGCGGACGAAATCAAGAGGGAGCTCGGATCATGAGCGGTGAAGCACAGAAGGCCCTGAACGCGGAGGCGAAGGGGACGAAGGGCGGCAAGATCTTCATCTGGAGGTACCAGGAGGAGGTGGAGCTGGAGGACGGCGGGGAGCCCGGAACGGTCATGGAGGACCGGGAGGTGGTCCTGATCATCCCGCCCAAGTTCAAGCGCCTGAAGTTCTCCCAGCGGATGGGCCAGGGCGACCTGGCGGGAGGGCTCGAAGTGGTCTTCGGGAAGTCCGTCGTGGCCACGCTCCTGGAGCTGGAGATGGACGCCTCCGAATTCGATCTCTTCATGGATCGTCTCGGGGAAGCTCTGGGCGGGACCACGGTAAAAAACTGATCAGCCTGTGCTTCCTCCTCTGGAAGCACAGTGAACAACTGGAGGCGGATCTTGCCAGGTACTACCCGCGCGACAAAGATCAACTGTCGGAGTTCTATTCCGGCCGTATGTCCCTTCGTCGTCTCTGGGTCCTGGTCCACGGTCTTCCGCGTGATAGCTCTATCTACGAAGGAGTGCTGGGCGTCGAAGCTTCGGCGTGGACTCCGGTCGTGGAGGGTCTCGCCTCCGTCGTGGACGCCGTTCGAGAGATGGATTACCACCTCTCTTCCGGCCTGGGAGCGAAGGGCCTCACACCACCCAAGTTCGTCCCGCGCCCGGAAGGAGTGATCAAGGATGGCAAGAACTCTCGCGTTCGTCCTGCAAGGGATCGACAGACTTAGCCAGACCTTCGATCAGGCCGGACAGGCGGCGGAGCGCCTCCAGGGCCGCATGGAGAAGTTCAATCAGAAGGCCCAGGTGGCTGGTCTGGCCGCCGGAGCGGGCTTCGCGGCGGGGATGGCCAAGACCCTGGACATCACGGGGAGCCAGACGAAGCTGGCCGCCCAGCTTGGCCTGGTGGGGGACGAAGCGAAGCGCGTCGGGGCCGTGGCCGGAAAGGTCTTCGCGAACAACTTCGGGGACTCCATGGAGTCCGTCTCCGGGGCCGTGAAGTCCGTCGTCCAGAACATTGACGGCATGAAATCAGCCAGTTCTGACGCGCTCCAGACCATGACGCAGCAGGCCCTGACCGTGGCCGACGTCATGGAGGAGGATGTGGGCCGCGTGACGGCCTCCGTCTCCACGCTCATGCGGACCGGGCTGGCGAAGAACGCCCAGGAAGCCATGGACGTGATCGTTCGTGGCTCCCAACTCGGGGCGAACAAGGCTGAAGATCTCCTGGACACGCTGAACGAATACCCGACGATCTTCCGGAACATGGGCCTGAACGCCCAGATGGCCACGGGCCTACTGGTCCAGGGCCTCCAGGGAGGCGCGCGGGACTCGGACCTGGTGGCGGACGCGATCAAGGAATTCAGCATCCGCGCCGTGGACGGCTCGAAGCTCACGGCCCAGGGCTTCAAGGATCTCGGCCTGGACGCGGAGACCATGGCGAAGAAGTTCAGCCAGGGCGGGAGCGTGGCCGCCGGAGCGCTGGACCTCACCCTGGACCGCCTTCGAGCTCTCCCGCCCAGCGCGGCCCGGTCCCAGACGGCCGTGGCCCTGTTCGGCACCCAGGCGGAAGACTTGGGACAGGCCCTGTTCAAGCTGGACCCGAGCGAAGCGGCTAAGAAGCTGGGCAACTTCGCCGGAGCGACGGACCAGGCGGCGGACACCCTGGGCTCCAGCGCGTCCGCGAAGATCGAGGCGTTCAAACGGACCATGATCTCCACCTTCGTGGACGTCGTGGGAACGAAGGTCATCCCCGCCGTGGAGCGCTTCGGGGGGATCATGAAGGGCTTCGGGGTGGACGCGTCCACGTTCTCCCAGGCCGTGATCATCCTCGGGGCCTTCGGGCTGGCCATGTGGGCAGTGACGGCGGCCGTCTCCGCGTACACGATCGTCGTGAAGGGGATCGCCCTGGTGACCAGGGCCTGGACGATCGTCCAGTTCAACCTGAATCTTCTGATGTGGCAGAACCCCATTGCGTGGGTTGTGATCGCCCTGGTGGCCCTGGGCGTGGCCCTGGTGATCGCGTACAAGAAATCGGACACGTTCAGGGCGATCGTTCAAGCCGCGTGGCAAGGGATCCAGACCGTGATCTCCTGGGCCTGGAA